ACCTCTTAGATTTGCACCTGTGAGAGTTGCATTTGTGAGATTTGCATCTTGTGAAACTGCACCTGTGAGAGTTGCATTTGTGAGAGTTGCATTTCTTAGATCTGCACCTCTTAGATCTGCACCTGTGAGAGTTGCATTTGAGAGAGTTGCACCTGTGAGAGTTGCATTTGTGAGAGTTGCATTTGTGAGAGTTGCATTTCTTAGATCTGCACCTCTTAGATCTGCATCTTCCAGATCTGCACCTGTGAGATCTGCACCTGTGAGATTTGCATGTTCTGAAACTGCTTTTTCAAGCGTGTCTCGTATTGTGTTGTCTTCCTGCGTGTGTGAGAATAGTACTTTGTTGTTGAATGCCTTTATTTCGATTTTTGATTTCATTCTAGTTGTCAGCCTCCTCATTTCGGCAGTTTCTGCATAGTCCAGTTGAGTTTTTTCTTCCGCGTGGTGTCATGACTGTGCTGTTCACTGTATCATATAGCAGTTCCCCGACTATTATTGTCACTATTATTTCCAGGTTGCCAGTTGTTGGTATCTCTACCATGTTCAAATCACTGTAACCGACGTACTCGAACGCCTCGCTAACTTTTCCGTCAACGTCAAAGAAGGAGACGATACCTTTTGTCTTGCTGATTAGTAATTCCTGAGAATGCTGATATATTCTCTTTGTGTCGCCATTTCGGTCTTTTATGATTATTTTCATAATACTTCCTCCAGTTTTTCGTTGATTAACCGTGAGAGCGGGCAGTTTTTCTTGCTCTCTGAGATGGTAGCTGCTTGTAGAAGTCTTAGCTTTGCCTCTATTGAATCATCGAGGTTGATTGTTACCCTGCCCATTCTAGATTTCAGCCTCCAGTACGGAATCAATGAGAACCAACGCGTGTGCTGCAAAGAAGCTGTTTTGTGGCGTATCTCCTTTTCTGATCTGAAAGAACCACTGTTCGCAATAGTTGTGCAGGCCTTTTATGTAAAAGGGAATGCATGAGACTGTTTTCTGTATGCATTTTTTGTCGCCTTTTGCCAGGGTTCCAATCAAACAGGCACACTGACCTTCGTATTGTGTTCCATCTATTTGTCCCTTGACTAGTTTTTCCCTCAAAAATGGTAGTTCAGTTTTGAGATGTTCAAACACAAACAGCATGTCTCGTGAGCATTGATTGATGTATGACTCTGGAATGTTTTTTGCACCTCCTAGATTTGCATACATTAGATTTGCATACATTAGATTTGCAAACATTAGATTTGCACCTCCTAGATTTGCATACATTAGATTTGCAAACATTAGATTTGCACCTTCTAGATTTGCACCTGTGAGATCTGCATATGTGAGATCTGCATTTCTTAGATCTGCATTTCTTAGATCTGCATTTCTTAGATCTGCACCTTCTAGATCTGCATACATTAGATTTGCATCTTCCAGATTTGCATTTCTTAGAGTTGCATATGTGAGATCTGCATATGTGAGATCTGCATCTTGTGAAACTGCTTTTTCAAGTGTGTCTCGTATTGTGTTGTTTTCTTGTGTGTGTGAGAATAGTACTTTGTTGTTGAATGCCTTTATTTCGATTTTTGATTTCATTCTAGTTTTCAGCCTCCGCGAAATATCTTTCCCTAATTTCATCTGCTAAAATACTTGCATTTGCTGTTTTTTTCGCATAGTCGAACTCTTCTGCAAGAGTCAGAAACTTGTCCTCGAAAATTAGATCAAGTTTTTCAGTATCAAGTCTCATGTCATATTCGCATATCTCACGAGTCTCTTCTTTGAGTGCTTGAAATTTTTCGATTTGATCGACGATGTGGCCGTCACCCATTTGGTTTTGTGTTGTATTCATTTTAAAAACTTCCTCCATGTTTTTTCCAGAATTTTTCTTGTTCGTCATGATATTTGTCAACTTCATTACCTGCAATGCCTTTCATTTTTTGTGCTTGATTTTTGATGTACATTTCAGAAATTTTGTCGAATTTTCTACTTGATTCTAATGTGTTGACTTGTTTTTTTGCAACATACATTTTTTCGACTTCGTCTAATGTTTCTTGATATATTTTTTCAAGACCTACTTTTTGTTCTTTTGATAATCGCTTCCATATTGCTAGATTGCTTAGATTTTGTCTCATTTTTGAGATGTCATCTTGTCTATTGACTATGCTTTCGACTGAGTCTTTTTGAAGCTTAACGCTAAGGCCGTCACCCATTTTTTTGTTGAATTGCTTCTCCATGATTAACATTATCATACAACCTTAATATAAGTATCGTTTTTTGTATTTAAAGATGCAAATATGCTTATAAGTCAATCATAGAGAAATTGACAATCTACGCATGGAAAATGTAGTGTTTTTGCATGGCACCTAGGGCACTTCTTGACAGTTCGATACCAGTTTATCCATGAGCTCATTTTAATAATTGTTGAATTTTTCATTTTTCAGCTCTAAGTATACTCTGCTGAGCTCCTTACCGCAACGCGTACAGACAAATATCTTGACGTCGGTGTTATGTGGGCGTTGCTCCTCTACGTATTTTTCAGGATGCTTGCAATGATGAAAGTCCGTGACTGTTGGGTTCATTGTTTATTCTCAACTATTTTTCTATTATCATCCCTGAATGCTTTCTCAGTTTCCTTGATCAGTGAGAGTAGTTTTAGTCCCAGTGTCGTGGTGGCACCCGTGTCTTTCAAGTCGCCTGCAGTGATTTGGTCTGAGTGATATTCCACCGTCGCATCAAACTGCCATGCGCCTTTGGCTGACTGGTGGGCGTTGATTCTGAAACGTGGTTTTTCGTCCATCTATTGCGCCCCCATTAGCTGATCCAGATAACTGATGTCTTCTTCAATTATCTCTAGTTGTTTTTCTATTTTGGCATCAAGTGCCTTGATTAAATTTTGCTTCTCCATACTTATAGTATGAAGTGTGTACTATATTAAGTATTCCCTCCCCTTTGGAATACTAGAGAGGTGGCATGTGCTAGGAGAAGCAACGAAAAATGGTTTTTCGTCATGCCACCCTCTGCCATATGTTACAATCACTGATAAATATAAGTTATTAGGGAAGTTGTAGGTCAGGATCGCTATACCCGCGATCACTGACCGTGCTGGTCATGTTGTATCGCATCTGCACGATTCGGGAGGCTCCAAGCCTAAATAGTAATATTCTAAGTAATAAATTAAGGTTGCTTCATTTTTCCTTCTTCCAGCCTCACAAGGCTGGATACTGTCATGTGACACGAGTTGTTCTGTTATTTCATGCAATTTTAGCTAGAAAGTGAGGTTGAGTCGCATGGTATTTGTGATTCTTGAATTTCAGTCTACCTTTTATCCAAATAATTTGGTAACCCATGCTGCGTATATTATGAAACCATTCCTGATCGGTCTTGGATGGCAGTAGCATGAATGAGCAACACTTGTTTGCGTTTGCTTCTGAAATAGCCTTATCCACAAACTGAGGCAGATGAGAATAAGGTGGATTTACATAGTTGTATTTCTTCCACGGTATTTGCAGTCCGTCAAAATCGGGATTGAGAGGGCATGGATCAAACATGTCATCTTTTGACAGGCCAAACAGTTGATAAATCATATCGTATACTCGGTCAGGTGTTTCGTGTACGTCTGACTTACGCAATGGCATGTAACTCATTTCTGCCTCCTCAGTTTGCCTACCTTCGGCTCGTACAGCCATCCAGATTTTTTTCTGGAATCAATGTAAGACGATATGGAGCGGTCTGTCTTGAAGAATTTCTGGTTTTCCAGCAGCTTTTCGGCAAGCTCATACTCTACAACATCGCCGTCGTCGTCTTCCAGTGCCAGATTTCTGAATGTCTCCTCAAAGAACTCGTCGCGGTTGATTGATCTGCCTCGCAGGTCAACTTGATGTATTCCATTGGACGTATTCATACCTAATGATTCAAGACACTCCTTGTAGAAGTTTAACGCCCTCTGTACTATTAATTCGTCGATTTCCTTGCAGAACAGCAGTTTTGCATATGCCTCGGCGATTCTCTGTATTCCTTCCATCTGCCTGGTCTGGATTGGTAGCGCTCCGTCTGGCTGTTCTACCTGTGAAAATTCAACAAACTTGTTGATCAGCATCTCCTCCGCCTCCGGTGTAAATATTGGTCGTAACTTTCTCAAATGATTCAGCAGACCTCTCAGCCATTTTGGATCTGCTGCGGGTTCCAGGTCGCCGCGTTTCTGTCGTGCTATATGCTGCATTTTAGCCCTAATTTGGTTCTCCTGTGTCTCATGTCGTAATCTAATTACTATGTCAAATCTCGTTAGGGTTGAACCGTCGAAGGGGACATTGTCTATGATTGGGGCATGTTCATTCCAGATTTCATTTGAGGGATTGCATGCAGATATTACCGTGGTCTTTGTTTCTGCATTGCCTACGTGACCGCCCTTGTTGTATGTTGCTCTTTGCTGCTCCATTGCGATGTTTAGCTTTTTCTGCTCGGATTTTGGCATCTTGTCATGCTCGTCTACTATGAGATGCCCACCCGAGTTCAGTATCATTGCGCCTGCCCGCAGTATCTTGATTCCATCATATTCATCTAATGCAAACAGCACGCCCACTCCGGTACTGTTAGAACCGTCAATTATGCTAGCTTTTTCTGCTATCATATTTGTGAATTTGAGCAATTCGGATTTTCCGGTATCGGCCTCAGAAATTAGCATCATATGGGACTCTTTTCTATAACCTACAAAGTTAGAGCCTCCCAGCAGTGAAAGATATAATGCGAGTTTTTCAAGCCGTCTGCCAAATATCTTCGGGCAAAACGAGTCTATCAGATGATCTAGATACTGAGCTGGTTTCGTGCTTGCAAATTCATGTGCTATCTGAATTTCATGTGGGGTGAGAGTGATTTCCTGTTTTTCTGCAACATCGGCCACCATTATTGCGTCTATGACTAGAGATTTTTCACTTGTTACCTTCTGTCCGCTTACTGGTTCCTGCGCCTGGTAGAATCCGATAATCTTCTTGTTCTGCCCTAATCCGATATTATTAGTGTCATCGCCATGGAGTATGCATTTGATGACGACCGGGTTGTTGTTTTTTGCACGAGACTCGGGCTCCTGAATCAGGACATTTTGTATATACTTTCCTGTTTGTGTATCAAGTTTTTTGGGACTGGGTCCAATTATAACGCATTGAAACGATATGACTGTGCTGAGGTCGGTTTCCCGAAGATCAGACAAGCTGATTTCTGGTATGTCTACTGTAAGATCTACCTGTATCGCGTTTCGAATGTGATCTGAAAGCATCTTTGCACCCTCATTCATTGAATATTTTGTCACTGCCTGCGAGGGTTCAAATCCCTGCAGTCCTGCCCATTTTGTGACCCAATACGTCCATACAGCCTCGTATACTGCGTTTTCTACTCTTGATTTCAAGTCGTGCTTTGCTGCCTGTATGAATTCAGTATCTGATATTTTAATAGGATAATACTGTTTTAGTATCGTGTCCTTGTGATTTTCATTTAGTAATTTGTCTCGTAGCTCATCCTGATGCCTCGATGCTGTCTTGAGATCCTTTTCATGGATTCCTTTGAATAATGTGAGTTCCTGATTGATTATTGTTGAGATTTTTTCCTGTACTGTTACCCCTTGCTTTTCAAGGTAATGCTTCCAGTCAATATAATCATCTTTTTCTCCAGCGTACTTGAATGATACAGTATCTGACATAATATTACTCCTGACCAGCTGACAAGCTGACAAGCTTACCGCTTTTATTTTCTTTTTTCAAACATCGTACTATCATATGTAAACCCTTACAGATCTTGACATTCTCAATATAGTCATCATAACCTTAATTATCACTTCCATGTTTGCTTCTCCATTATCATAATAATAATAGTGTCTTTATTAGTTTTTTGTTTTCATTCAAGTGGCTCCATGGATGAATGAGCGTTTTCTCTCTATTGATTTAGTGTTACTATTTTTTGTCATGATTATTGGGGACTGACACAGTTCCTTCCTTTTTTGTATTCATCTCCCCACTTACTACCATCCGGATGGCTTCTAATTGCCTCCACAGCGAGAGGTATTCATATTGATCCGAGAGTCGAAAGTCAGCGTGTTTTTTGATCACTTTCTCATTGCCTCCGTGTTCCAAACTGTTGCTGCATTAGCGATTGCCTGCTCGGCTCCGTGTTCCTTGCAGAGCTTGATGAATGCCTCTGTCATTATTATAGCACGTTTCTTTCTTTCCATCAAATCGTCTATTGATTTGCCTTGCTGTGTTGCCTGACAGTTTTCGCCTGATATGCACCAGTTGTCATTCTTGTTCTTGTTGATCTCGTCACCAATATTGATTTTTTTGCCGCAGTCCTTGCAGATGTTTTCATATTTTGATTTCAATTTGCTTCTTCACCCTCTTATGAAAAATCGTCAAGCGGACTGACACCATTGTCCTCCTCAAAGCATTCTATGAATCCCTCGACATTGGTGTCTGCATCCAATGTGATGACTTCTAGTTTGATCACCTGGCCAGCATCTACCTTGTGTCCAATGTTTGAAAATTCGTATGAGAATACCTGCATTCCTGCATCGAATGTAGACTCCATGGTCAGTGTCGATTTTGCAGTTTCTACTATCGTGCCGTTTACTTTCAAGACAACCGCATCTGCAACTGATTGTGTATTACTGTTATTCAGAAAAAAGATGACTTTGGCACGAGCCAGATACATGTCTTTTGCCGTGTTTGCTGTAAGTGTAGCTAGATCACCAGTGGCAGAGAGAGATCCATCATCATGTCTGAGCTTGCCAAGGAATTCCTTTGTGGAAAGAAATAAAATATCAGACATTAATAACCCCGACGTGACCAGGTTCCCTGAAACGGGGATTGTATATGATTCTAGAACAGGAAATATCATCCATTACTTTTCTCCTGCTTTAAATGTGAAATTGTCTTGTTTAATTCCTCTATAATTTTATTCTTATTATCCAGTTCGTTTTGTAGTTTTTCTTTTTCTAGCTGTTTTGAAATCATATAATTGTGCAAGCCTTGCCAGTCTAGCTGATACATTATACAATAAAAAGAAGGGTTTGGTTAATAATGTTTTTCATGAGTCCAGAATCCAAGTTTTTTGGTATCCTCAGCTGATGCGATGTCTACACTGTAATATGCATGAGATTCAAAGTTATGATCAACCAACAGGGGTATTGCTAGATATCCATTTTGTGTTGTTGTATAGTTTTGTGTGATTATCGCAGTTGCAATATTGTCTTGGACTAGTGATATTGTCACTGTTACGTTTGCATATGGTACCTTGTACCTGTCACCATATTTGCATTCAGGATTCATGCTCTCACTGCAGATATTGACAAATATCGTAGTCTCGTTCTGCTTCCATGCATTTGAATTCATCCATGCCGAAATAGAGGGGGTTTTGTCATTAGGGTTATAGATTTTTGCCTCTGCCATCACGAATGCTGTAGTTACAGAAAGCCAGAGCAAGACGATTATCGCAGTTGCCGATAGAAGCTTCTCCATATAATTTGAATGTGGGTGATTTTATAAATAGTTTTATGGGGTCTGATTTAGCAGGTTTGATTATCTATGATTTCGCGAACGCGGGTATAACATACTCCGTGCCCAGATGTTTTATGATTATATATGTATCTGGGCTCATCATTACTGTGTTCCTTTTTTGGTGATATCATTTCAGGTGTCAATCTACAAAACTCCTTTCTTCGCAGCATCTGCCACAAAATCTTCTATCGAGTCCTACGCCTGTTTTTAATACATACCAAGAACCACCACACCAAGAATGACCTAATAATAGACAAACTAATTTACAATATGAGTTGGATATTATCTTACCACAAAGTTTACAAAAATTACTACCCATATACATTAAACATTATCACCCTTTTGTTTAGTACATTTTTTTGGAGTTATTAGTAAACCATTTGCACAATCAAAACATAATGTGGGGTGTCCTCCTTTGTTAGAACAACCTTTTTCAATTTTAATCCATCCTAAAGATTTTTTACATTCCCAACATTTACAAAGTTCATATTTTGCCATAACGCTTTCAGGTAATCCCGTCAAAGGTTTTCTAATCTTCTTTTTATCCAATAGTTTCAAAATGTCATACCTCCATGCCTAGCAGTCGCACACCCCTTACTAATTCGTCTGTGTGTTTTTCTAGGTGCTATCACACTCGGTTCAGGGCTTAAACTCGTGAAGGTATGACTATAAAATAATAAACAATTGTTATCTACTTTCAATTTGAAGCCTCCCAATCATGGACAGAGTCTAAGGACACTTTGAGATAGTCTGCAGTAACTGTAGGTTTTGAGTGTCTAAGTTTTGCCGATAGAAGCTTCTCCATATAATTTGAATGTGGGTGATTTTATAAATAGTTTTATGGGGTCTGATTTAGCAGGTTTGATTATCTATGATTTCGCGAACGCGGGTATAACATACTCCGTGCCCAGATGTTTTATGATTATATATGTATCTGGGCTGGCAGGTACATTGTTTGCCAGACCCGCGGCGCCAACGGTGGATTGACCTGTGGGAAAATCAACGGTAAGTCCTGATGATTTGAATACAATATCTGTTGCCACATCACCGTTTATATTCACGTCGTCGGTACTAGCGTTTCCCAATGATACGTTGCCTTCTATTATTGCATTACCATCGACCTGGAGCACATTCGTTAGATCGAGTGATGTAGCCCAGATCGTGCCCCACCTTGCAGTCTCTTTCCCAATTAACTGTGATGAACTGTTGGCGATAAAGTTTGCATTTGTTTCAAGTTCGTCTGATGTGTTGACTTTAATCAGAAGGTTTGCTGAGTCTGCTGCATTTCTCCACCTGATTGAGGCGTCGTTGATCAAACGTAGTGCCCCGGCATCTGCTTCTGTTCCATTTTGTCGTAATGAGTTGAAATTGGTAATTGAATTGTTGTCCATGTTCAAATCACTGTCTGCCACTGCGTTGAATGTTATCGTATCAGTTGAAAGTGCTCCAAGATTGACATCGTTGTCTATATTGAATGATGTTGCCGTGACGTTGAACTGTTGTATATTGTCGACTTTTCCGACGATGTTCCCTGCACCGACGTCTGTGATTGTTACTTCCGTGTCGGCAATCTTGATTTGAGATGCTATGCCCCACTTGACTCCAGGTGACGCTGCTGTGTCAGCTAGCAGTACCTGTCCATCAGCTCCAACAGGGATTCGTGCATCAGCAGTATCATAACCAAACAGATCGCCTTTCGTAGTAAGTGGGGAGCCCGCGGAGCCTATATCTGAGAGATTTTTCACCATGCCACCTGTGTGAACCTTGACGTCAGTTCCATTTACAGTGAATATTCCATCGGCAACAGGATCAGTTGACGAGTTAGAAATTAAAACAGTATTGGATGCGACATAATTAGCACCTGTGAGGGTTCCTGGACTCATAGTCCATTTTTGGACATTATTTTCGGTAAATGTCCATTCGTAGCCTGTTGGCACGTTGAACACTAGTTTTGTGTCAGATGAATTGACTGCTATGTTGACGTCAGTTGCACTTGTACCTGTATTCGATATGAACATCGCCCTGTCTATATTTGTCAAATCATTGAGATTCATGTCGATGTTTTCTGGTACTTTGTTACTTGCTGACAAGTTGCTCAAGTCAGTCCGCAGAAAACCAAAGTTGGTTGTACCTGAGACCACCTCTACAACATCATATGTAGTGCCTCCGTCATTCGTCCTGAAAACATAGACTCCTCTGTCATCCTGATCAAGCGTTATGGTTGATAATTGTCGGACTTCTGCGGGAAGCGTCACAGTAAATGTAGATCCAGTTCCGTCTTGTTGCAGTTCCAGCTCAAATGTCATCTGTGTACCGGAACTTGGCGGGTTTGAGAAAGTAAGCGTAAGGTCTGCATCGACTGTAAACTTGTGTACGTGTCCGTCTGTGGTACTGAGGTCGATTGCAACTGGTGATGTCCAGGTGTCAGAATAATCTGTGATACGTGGTGTAAGTGGAAACGATGCTGTTGCGGTACCGCCTGTTATTGATTTTGCATATAGTATTGACCATCCTCCGTTGTTTCCGTTTGGGCTCAAAGTCACATCATACTGTAATTCTACCACTATCGGGTCAAATGAGGTTGTTATCACGAGGTCTGTACTGTCCCCTGAAACTATGTTACCGCCTGCATTATTTGAATAGTCCTCAAGCGTAAGGGTGGATGCTCCCGGTACCTGCAGCCACAATTTTTGTCCGGAAAACTGTGCCCCTTTGATTAGCTGAATCTTGTCTGGTGATGAAAATGACGCTATGACATATGAGGAACTTTGGTGATTTGACGTCGCGCCAACTGATATGTCAAGCTCGTCTGAGCCAGTAATTGATACTGTCGCTGGATAGAAAGCTATTGGGCCTACCATCGTGTCGCCTTTTGTCTTAAGAAAATTTCCCTGGGAGGATTGCGTTCCCCCGGCTGAGCCACCTAGGTTGCCGAGTGGGGCGTTTGAGTATGCTGCAGGTGTTCTTCGTATCCTTCCAAGCGAGTATAGCTCTGACTGCTTTCGTATCGCGTTTCGTAGCCTGTCAGTGGTGGTTGCAACCTTCTTTGCCTTTTGGGTCATGATAGCCTGTCAACTCCAAGTATTTTTCGTATGAATCCAGAGGCAGTACTACCTGACTTGTCTATTGTGTATTCTATTTCCTTGGCGACTAGTTCTACCGTATTTGATGCACCGTCTGAATCATTGACGATGCGGTCGTTTTTGACCTTGAATGACTCGAAAAGATTGATGTCAAAGCGACCCTCAGTTACTATTGTATAGCGCTTGTGCCGGAACTGGTTTTCTTCAAGCCTTGCGAGGTTAGCCTGATCATTCTGATATCTGTTGATTATCAGCGGTTCCTCGTCAAAGTCGGTAAACATCGCTCTTCCGGTTGTAACGGGGTCTGATACTGACAATAGAGGCTTCACAAAATGAAACGCATCTATACTCCAGGTGATGTTGAATCCGTCATTGAACAGGCCTGTTATGACGTCTTCCAGATTAGGAAATATTGTACCAAACGCATTAAACAGTAATGTATATCTGCCCTCATCGTCGTATGGTGCCATCCATTGCAATCCTATCTTTTTGATGTTAGTATAGTCAAACCGCTGCAATATTTCAAGTCCGTTAAGAAATACATTGCTTCCTGAATTTTCCAGACTCCACGGAATTCTTGCCCTGTACTCGTTGAATGCCGAAAACGGTATAGTTATCTCCTCCCAGTTGTCATTATGTGAAATTGTAAAGTCAGCTATTACAACATTATCGTTTAGATCATACATGTAGCATCTGCATGGAATGTTGCCTGCTCGTACAAGACTTCCCGAGCCATCTTTTGCAGACGTCCACTTAAATTTTGTCATGAAGCGAATTGCATCAAGCGGGCCTAGCTCGTCAGCCTGATCATGGTTGAATCCCCTTCTTGAGTTTGGAGCGTAGTCCATGTTGTTTGTGTCAAACGTCGCAGGTTCTCTTACCGTACTGCTTGAGCCATATTTTACACCCATTGTAGCTAAATTGAATCCATTTGGTGGAAAAGGAGCCTTTAGATTTATGCATGCCCCGGCTCTGTAATACGTACGTGACGATAATGAAGTTACGTCGTTCTGCGAATAGCGATATTCGTAAGTTACTGCCGAATTAGTTCCAAAATCACCGCCACCAGCCATTGTTTTGTTGTTGTGTCCTGCGGTATTCGTAATAGAATAAACTGGATGATAAGCATCGTTTGCCTCGTCGTTGCCGGAGTCATCTGCCCATGTCCCGCCAGATTTTTTGTAGACCTTTGCCTCATCATCAATGCAGACATACTCGTCATTGCTAGTACTGCGAAACAGTCGCCACTCCCCATTGTCAGCGTCATATTCTACTATATCATTGTCAAAGCCTGCAAAGTCTCCCGTACCCGTACCGTTTACCAGTACGCGAAATCCTCGTGGCGGAGTTGTTCCGGCATATAGGTAGTCTGCGTTAATTCCCGCCGGACTGGTACCTTGGGTGTCAACCCACGTGCGAAAGAACGTGCCGTCATAGACTACCTGATTCATGTCCCAGGTGTAGATAGAGTTTGCATCCGGCGGATCATCGGACTGGTCGCCGTCAGGATTTGCTCCTGAATTTTCCCAGCCTTCTGCAAACGCGTTTGTCCAGGGGGAATAGACACCAGTACCGCCCATCTCATTGATCTCAAACGTGGTAAACGTGTAAGAGTCCCAGTCAGTGTTATTTGTCTCAGAAGTTGGTGGTGCCGAGCTTGTCTCCTTGTTTGACTTGAAGTGTAGCTCGTCGCCTTCTGAATCAGGGCCGGTGTTTCTTCTTCTTACTATGCTTCCAGAGGGATAGGTCTCACCAGGTACATAATCTGGCATTGCTGCCCATGCTGTCAGTGCATCCCGGAACTGCCCAACTCTTGCAGGAAGCGTTCCGAATCCATCGCCCCCCCATGTGGCCTGAATTGTCGCTCGCGTGGACTCTATCCCACCTTCCTCCTCCCCGGGGTTGACATCAACTGCATCAACTATGGTGACACTTGAATCAATACCGCCTGATTTGACAGCATAAAATTTGATGTCAGTTTCATTGGCAACATTACGGTTGAAGCCATACTCCCAGAAATCTCCTCCGCCTCCGGCAGCAACTGAAGAGCCAACTCTGTCTACAACATAGCGCAGTCCGTCATAGACTGCCATGGGTGAAATCGAAAACGGATAATGGTTTGCAGTATATTTTGGAAGTGTGTTTGCAGTTGTGTTGTGTCCCGATACTGAAGGTTGCAGGGATGCCTTTTCGTTATTGTAGATGTCTATCATGTCCTTGCTAACCTGGTAGGCAGATAGTGCCCTTTCTCTCCTTCTTGATTCCAGAACGAATTTAAAACGCATCAAATGCTGTTCAGGTCCAAGGCATTCTATGTCAAGTACTGTTCCACGCTGTACTGTGTCTGTTTGTCTCAAGTGATCAACCTCGTAGTTTGCAGTGAATGTTGTTGAGTCCTCGTCTGTGACTGATACCTGTATGACATCAAACTCATCCAAAATCGGGGTGTCACCACTGGAACTGTTAGTCATGAATTGGCCGTCCTGCCCGTCGAGTGTGATTGTGCAGCTTCGAATTTCGCCAGATCCGGATTCCTTGAATTTTATTGTCTGTACATAATCGGAGATATCTGTTGCGGTACCATTTGGGTCGTATGTGACAGTGTAAGAGTACTCAGTCATGGGACACTCCTGTAAAATCGCGCGACAAAACTAACCTCATCGCGTGGACTCTCTAGATCCTGCACATCCACATCAACCAGGATGTAGCCCGCGACAGCTGAAGGTGTAAGGTCAAGCGTTCCCCCTGCGAAATCGTTCAATCGCAAGCCAAACCTGCCGAATGGTAGTGCCGAGTTTGTGGCGTCTTCCTTCTGCCAGTTGTAGAACTGGGCCGGCCCTGTGGTAGTGTCATGATCATTGAAATAACCTGTCACTATGACCTCTGTAGTGCCGAGCTTGTTGTCCTGCCACTTGGTCCCTGCCCGTCTTGGATTTGGGTGGGGCGATACATCGCGTAACATCCTAAAGCCTGTTGCTATTATTTTTCCAGTTGCGTCGGGCACCGTACCCCCGTTAAACTCTATGATTTCGCCTGCTGTTCTTGCATCAGATTCTGTCTCGCCTGCTGTATCAATTCTAAATATTGCACCAGTTCCGGCCATTAAAAAAGCCCCTGTGCGTGATCTGTGTAGTCAATCTCGTTGAGATGTAAACGATTTACACCGCCCTCTCGAATCTGCCTTAATGTGTTAGCATTTCCGGCTCGTCCAAGATTGTTAATGAAGCCTTGTCTGGTCTGGACGATTAACCCGCGTTCGCCTATATTCAAATCATATGCTGTCTGCCTGTCCATCAGTGCGTTAAACTCTTTTTCCATCTGTCTTTTCCATCTTAGGTCAAACGGCCCTCCTGGTTTTGTAAGCTCGTTAATAATTATCGGAATAAGTACAAGTGCAAATGATACTACTGCTGCATGTGGAAGAAACTGCAGTCCCTCGGCTACCAACCCCTCTGGGTTCTGAAACTTGGACAAAGCGGATCTTGCAACTCCCACGCCCTGTGAGGACGTAAATCCGCCTTCCTCTCCGGCATCAAGTGTTGGAAGTGTGCTGTCTCCTTGTGTCTGCTCATCTACAATATCGCGAATCGTGTTTCGTATGATTTCATCAAAGTCAGCAGAAGACACATCAGTGCGAAGTATCTTGTTGACTTTTGGCGAGTCTCCCCCTGCTGATGTAATGTCTGCTGTGAGCATCATCTGCTGGATTAGCTGAATAAGCGTGTCTGTAAAACTGGAGCTAGTAGGTACTGCGCTCATGCTGAACCTGCGACGCCTCCCTCAGACTCGAGTCTGATTTCGTACCATGAAAATCCTTCCTCTGGGGCTATAAAATGAAGTTTTGTGAGATAGAAATCACTTGACATTGTAGCGCCATTTCCCTGCTCGTCTGTTCCCGTTATCAAGAATAATTTTTTTGGTGGCAGATTGTTTGACTGCGTGGTATATCCTACCCACGTTACGAGTTCCGGCTCTGTAAGCCATATCTCCGCCTCCACTGCAAAGTCCCTTAGATCAAAGTGTTTCTCCAAGACGCTGTCTGTTCTCTGACGCTTGACAACGCCTGTATCTATGTACAGGCGAACATTTCGCATCTGCTTGAATGTCAGTGCATCAGTTGAGTTTATGATTGACCATTTTCCACCATTTATAATTTCGTCTCTTTCACCAGCATCAGTCATTATGCTGTCGCCCTCGTCGTCGGTTTGGTTAGACGTCCCGTGACGTTGAATTGTACAAGCTGCTCATCGCGTGAGATCTTTTCCATCTCGACTATCTTCATTGTGCTTGTTGTAGTCAGCGTGGCAGGTGTTCCCTCTTTGTTATCGACTGCATGGAGAAACACTGCCTGCACATGCTCCCCGTTTGCCTGTAAAATGTAAATCTGATTAAGCTTTTCTGCAGTGCTTCCGATGTCGGATTTCTTTGCAAACAGCCTGGCACGAAATACACCCCTGAATGTTCCGGCCCCCAGTTTTGGAACTCTTGCGCCGTCTATAGTATCCTTGCCAAGTGCCTCAATGACACTCGTCCCCTCTCTGATTATTACTTGTTCTGCCTCAGTGTAGATATAATCACCTGCAGGAGCAGAATCCATATTTGTAGATGCCGACATGTCAAAGGTTAGCACACCGCCGTAGCCGCGATACACCTCGTCTGATGATGACTGTATCTCGCTTAGCGTAATGTCAAGAACCCGCACAAGCTCTGGCTTTGTCGCATCTACTTTGTCCTCGTTTCTCCAGCTGTATCGCGCAGTAAAAAATACTCCTGTTCCCGTTGTCGGGTCGTAGACTGTCTGAAATATACGTACTACTTCTATACACATGTCCTCAATGTCCTGTTCTGCAGTATCGTAGATTGTCTCGTCTTTTCCCATGACTCTGTAACGACACTTGATTGTAAAATTATGCTGTACTTCCGTGAAATGTGGATGCACCGTCTGGTTCTCGTTGTTTTGTGCCTGCGGGTCGAGTATCTTTGTGACTTCTACAGCCTTTTGCCATTCATGTAGTTCCGGGATCTGTGGATGTGCAAAGAATCGCACAACGTTTTCTACCCCTGCCGAGACCGTCTTTGAAACCCTTCCAGAAAGCCCCCAGTTTGTTTCAAGTAAGTCCCTTAATGTATCGGCGCCAAAAGTTCCCATTACTCAGTCCCCTTTATCTTGGATGATGTTTTTGAGAATGTGTTTTGCGATGTGTCATCCATCATGCTTGAATATTCCACCTTCAGGTGATCCACTATGGACTGCTTGAAATGCTCAACCGGCTTGATATCCTTCTTGCTTGAATTCCAGTATGTGTATAATGCTGCTGCCAGACTAGAGCCTAACGCCAGCAGTTCGGCATCTGAGGTGTCTGGCTGCGTGCCCTTCATTAATTTGACTCGTGTATTGATAAATTCATCGGCCTCTTCTAGATAGTCGTCTATTGCAGAATCAACATCTGTTATGCTTGTGTCTATGCCTAGTCTGCGTTTGACTATATCTGATGTCCCATAATCGGCCAATATGAAAAATGATTATTCAAAATTAAAAGTGTTAATACTTCTTGTATTTCTTGGAAACCTTTTGCTGTATTTCTTTTTTGCGCGACTCGTTGTCGGTAACCTTTGCATGAACTATTTCCTGTTTATCGCCTGCAAGTTTGGAATTTGGATACCAAACTATGAAGTTTCCTTTTCCCGGACATTTTCCCGGCGACCTTGCCGCATGGTCGATCTTGGAGTCGGCTGCGGATTCAGAATCCGCTTCGGCTCTTGCGCCGCATTTGATGCAGTATAATACGCCCATTATACATGTGATTATAACATCAGATTAAAAGTGTTAATGATTTTTAAAAAAATAAAAAAAGAGTGTTAGACTAGAAGCTAGTCACTTTGTATGCACCATTCTCATCTGCCTCTTTCACGTCGAATCTAATTACTAGATCAGAGTCATAGAGACCTCCAACGGTCATGTCATAGTTTTCTATTGTCAGGTCTTCTCGAAGTCCAACCACCTGTGCTACGTCACGTATTGTAATCATGACGGTGTTCTCAGTCATCTGTGGTGTTTCCCAAACGTTTTTGAGCCCAAGGGCTGCTGCCAAGCCTGAGTTGTTTACAACGTCAGAGTTGGAATCTTCCCTGAGTATTCTCTTGTCCAGGAATGGGTATGAACCGGATGCGCCAGTGGATTTGGCTGCAATTTGATAAGCGTCAGCTGGATGGATAAACATCGTGTCAGCAGTATTTCTTTGACTTCCTGGGAACTTTGAACGAATTACGTTCATCAAGCCTTCCAATTCACTGTGAATTGGAGTTGCAAAGTCTAGGTCCGCAAGTGTATCGGTGTTGGTTGCAGTGTCGGCGATCATCTGGTCAAGAATTCTTTTTCCTGCGAGATAGTAGTACAAGTTGCCAGCGTTTTTCAGTGGCTGTTCTACTGCCATGAAGTTATTGTCCTTGACGTCGTTTCTCTCGACTCTAATGGTACCTCGGAATGAGTTCTTTGTATTGCTACAATCGAGCTCGATTGGCTCCATCTTGCCGCCAATCACGGGTGGCTTTCCGCCTGCTTCCTTGAAGATATTGATAGAGTCAGCGTTTTCGCCTCCGACTTGATTTGTATATCGAGTCTTAGGTACGTTGACCTTAGGTGCATCCATATCGATCAGCCTAGAATATTGTTTCCAGTCAGACCATGGTTCTGCACCCTCGATTATCTCGTCGGAAATTTTTAGGATTGACAATGTGTTTGGAACGCTTACGGTTTCTCGTACTGCGTGTCCACCTTTTGATGCATAATCTCCGATACGAATGCCATACATCTCGTGCCAAATTCGCGGGAGATTTGGGTTCATTCGCATCTTGTCCATGGAGCCGTCAGCCTTGTCAAAGAATACCTTGAGTGGCGTTTCTCGGATTGGTTTCCAGAAGTTCCATGTTCTTCCGACTTGCTGATATGCCTCTGCTGCGTCGTTTAGTGCCTCACGTATTCCAGTGAATTCATCAGATTCAAGAAGAATGCTGCGGTTAACTTTTTCACCAGTAGCCATTATAAGATTCCCTCCAGTGTAACCTCACATAGTATAGCGTCAGTGAATGCTGTACTGGCTTGCAGTGCTCTTCCGAAAACAAAGTCGCCTGCGACAGCTCTTTGTGCTATTTCATCAGTTCCTGAGCAACTGAGTGGGTCACCAATTGCAATATTGGAGTTTGCACCGCCAGTCGATCCGTCAACTCTTACTTTGCATCTTCCATGTGTTACGACCTTTACAGCTTCGCCTGCTGCGCTTGCAGCTTCTCCATCGTTTGCGGTTGTACCGTCAACCCAGATGCCATTGTTATCTCCGCCTGCGACTACTCCTACGACTGCAAGAGTACCGTCGGTTGTTGGCTCTACACGAGGTGATTTCTCACCAGTGGCAGCCGGAACTGGTATAACAGGCGCGCCAATTTCAATAGCTTCGTCTGCTATAGCGTTGATAACGATAGCGCCTGCGTCGGCACCTCCGTCAAAAAGACCTGGATAATTATCGGTCATGAATCGAGTAGCCGAATTCGCTTAAAGGTGTTAGCATTTCGTGCTGGAATGATAAAAAAGAAAGGAAATACGCTAGTATTTTCCCGAATTATACATGTTGTTGAGTTTTTCAATCTGTGAACGAGTAGCTTCAAGATCATTGACTTGGGAGCTTGTCTCCCTTACTGCCCTGTGTGACGGTGCTCCTGCCATTCCCAGTTTGCTTCCCAACTCTAAAGTTTTTGGTTGTTGTTGCTGTGTTTCCTGAACCTTTCTATCAATGGCCTTGATTGCCTCGTTTATTTTTCTGATTTCAGGATTGAGTATTCTTCTGACAGTCTCTGTGACTGTGTATGAGATTTGTTGTTGTGGTGTCATTTGTGGTGGATGCTGCCCTCCGTATGGCTGTTGGCCTTGTGGTGCCATTTGTGGTGCCATTTGTCCTGCCATTTGCTGTGGGTATTGCCCCATTTCGTTGATTGCTACACCCATTTGGTCTTTTTTGTCTGGTTGAGCAGATGCTTCCTCAGGTGCAGTATGCTCTTCACCTTGCTTTTCAAGTCCAGTAGTGGAGCTTGATTGCTTTGATACACCGCCATCGGCCTCCTTGACAGAATCCTCGTCGTCTTGCATTCGTTTCTTGTTTTCTTCTGCGTCTTCCATTTCTTGTATGACTTTGTCTCTGAATCTTTTTGCGTGAGTTGGTTGTTTCTCCTGTATTGAGTATGATAACCCCATGAGCTCATGCGCGGTTGCTGAAGCATTTAATGTCTCCATTATTGGCCTTGCTTCCTCGTATGACTTGCATGCGATTAGTTTGTCTTTTATGCTCATGCACAAGAATATGCTTATTTATTTAAAAGTGTGAATACTGCGGAATTAGTCAAGATTGGTTCGATTATAGTCAAGATTTAGGGGTAATGTTATCGGATTCGTTCTCAATCTGTCCCTCTACCACTTCACCGCCAGTTAGTTGCCATTCACGCCTGTTTTTACTTCCTTCCTTGTATTCAATTGTATACGAATCAGACCCCGGAAAATAGAACCTCAGCTCGCCCTCACCGAGCGTGATGTCAAAGAACCTGTCCCTGCCCTTAAGGTGATCCATGCGGACAGAAGTGTCAACCATCTGAGGTATCTTTTCAACAGCACACGTATTTGCAAACATGACGTCTATTGCGCCAGTGATTAGCCCAGGTGTGCCGTTAAACTTGGAGTCGTCTATGAACCTGTACCGCTTGACGACATCCCTGCGAATAAACATAGCTGCAAAGCCCGAAAACGGAAATGACTGTATTGTTGGCCTGAATTTTGTGTCCTTGTGAATCCACGCGTACCACCTCCAGCCTATTTGATTGCGTTTTGGCACCATTCGTTGCGGATGCGGCAGGTTCTCTGTTATGTTCAGATAATTCTTGTTGTCAACGTTGTCAACGTTGCAGACTCCCGACAGTAACGGATAGTCCTTTTTTTCTAGTGTCTTGATAAGCTTGAGCAGATGCTTCTTTTCAACAATCAAGTCATCTGGACATATCACCATGTGTGTGTATTCCTCGTGATCCAGAAACCATTGGCGCATCCGGTTGTAGGCTATCCTCTCGGGAAAATACTTTGCATACAGTCGCGGAAATCTTGTCTGCTTTAGTGCGGTGTACACCTCTGAAATGTCCCTAGGTGAGGGCGAGCATAGCAGCGGTTTTACTGTGTGCATTTTCTATTTTCCTGCTGCTGACTGTATGTTTCAGCACTCATACATAAAATGTGCAAATCCCATTATTATGTATTTCATATTAATTCCAGTTTTGTCGTCCCTACACCGGGCGTTGCTTTTGGAATATATCTTCCTTGCCAAGTTATGCCGGCCGGATTTGTTACTACCCAAGTAAACGCTATGCCATCAATCTCACCTAGCACGAGTCCGCGTGGCACTACAAAGCACTCCCCGGTATCACATTCGGTATGCATATGCCGTGGCTGACCTGCATTGATTGATACTGCGTTAATGTCACCTGACTCGATATACTGTATAATTTCAGGATCTCTCAGATGTACGAGCATCTGGGACTCTTTTCTGATTTGATCATATTCGGCATCCAAGACGTCCGAATCAACTGCATATGCTGTTCCAAGATGGTTGATGTCGGTGGTCTTGCCTATTCCTGTTCGTGTTAACTGTGCCAATTCGTCGCCTTTCAGTAGCCTTCTGTATGGCTCGCCTTCTGATCGATGATCCGTTATTGCCTCAGCTGATGCCCTTACCAGCACGAATCTTCCGCCCACTTCCGGTGAAAGCCTCCTGACCCTGTCCAGATAGTCTGGCGTAATCCAATTGAACTGCTGTGCCAATTCCGCTACAGTCTCACGTATCAGTTTTGTTTCATTGAATCTTGAAATTTTTAATTCTGTAATAGGTTTATTGAATTTAAAATCTATATTATTTTCTTTAAGCGTGTTTGATAAAGCATCTAGTACGTCTGTATTAACAACCCAGGGATATTCATCTAAATCTCCACCGTCATTTAGAAATGACTGTATGGAATATAATTCTGCTATAGTTTCAGGTGTCCTGTTGGAAGGTACGTCATAACCATATGCCTCAAGATCCTCGATAAATGAGTTTAACGGTGGGTTATTTGATATTGCGTTATCAAGCGCTCGAATTGTTTCAGAATCAAGATCAGCTACTATTGCATGTCCTACCTCATGTGTTAATACATCTGGCAATCTTTCCTGCTCCATTGGCTCGTCAGTTCCATAGATTGATAGTTCTCCAGTGCCAATTGCATAGTGACCCAAGGCACCATCTGGCGAAATTTTATCCGAAATAGTGATTTTTGAGATTAGGTTTCTATGTTCTGCTGGTATACTATTCCATTTCTCGGATATAGCTGAAAGAACATCCTCATCATATATCTCTCTTGCTTCATCTGTGATTTTAATATTTTGATTTTTTTGTAAGTTAAAACCAAATTTGTTTTTTCCAACAAACTGGCCTCCAGCGGATGTTCCTTTATCGACACGTGGGTGATCTTCTTCATTCCAAGTTTCATTGAACGGTGGAAAATCAAAGATTAGGCTGTTGTCACTGAATGACTTTTCATCACTGCCCTTTACCATAGGGTTAGCAGATAGGTGTCCCTCCTCGTTATGCATTGATGGTTCAGAGTCTTTTTTTGCTCCCGTATCTGATGCGTATAACGAATGTGATTCGGCAAGGTATGGCTCTGCTGGCTGTTCCTCATAGCTGGCTTCCGTCTTGTCATACAGCGGGAATACCTGCGTGCCAAAGGGAAGCCTGTCTCCAAACTCATGAAACTTGCAGATTGCATCTTCTGATATCACATCACGTACTAGTGCGCACTCGTTTCCTTCCACGAAAAATTTGCAGTTGCCACACTTGGCTTGCTGTTCATTTGTTTCAGGATACACGTAAGGCTTTCCTGCAGGCCACGGCTCTGTGCTTAACAATAGTTCGTCTGGTGTAATGCCGTCCGGCCTGTCGCCTTCTGGTGAATAATTGGGAAATACATGCTCGTAGTTTTCAAGTGATAGCTGTTTTGGTGGCCAATCCATGTCGTCTGCGTTGTTTGTTGCCTCTGATATTTTGCAGCTGAACTGTTTCTTTAGTATGCGGTTAAAATATGCACCCTTGGAGCTTGCCCCCTTGAAGCTGTCATAGACCCGTTCTGGCACATCGCAGAACGTGTAGGCCTTGCCATTTAGCAAAACCCTCATGGAGTTATCAAAGCTATTGTATCTCACGTTGCCAACAAAGCTTGAGCTTCCTGTAAATGCCTTGAACTGCGGGGATTCAGAATCATCGATTGCCGATTCATTGATGTCAAGCTCCTTTATCGAACTGTTGCATATTGCATAGGCTGAATCTGTTGATTTTCCCTGCGATGTTATATGATCTATGCATCGCTCAAACTTTTCAGGCATGAAATGTTTCACCAACTAAAATACTAAAAGTGTTAATCATCCTCGTCAAGCTGCCTTAGCGCCTCCTGCAGTACTGATATTTTCTTGAGGCGTTTGACCTCTTCTCTCATGTTTTTAGTGATTTCTGATACAGTGCCGGATACAACTCCTTTTTTACCCTGTACTCGAATCACGTTTCGCTGTACTGCCTTGGCTACCCCGGATGCTGGAACTGCAATTCTATTTGTGACTGACGCGGTCCCTGTTGTCGGGGCAGGCAAGATGTCGGTCTTCTTTGCCGTACCCTTTGCCTTTAGTGATATCGTTTCGGACAGTAGCGATGTCCCAAATGTAGGTATCTCGACACGCATCTCCAGTATTTGTTTTTTTGCCTGCTTTCTTCTGCGTCTTAATTCTTCCCTGAGATCTCCACCAGCGCCTATAGTGACATGAGAAACAGGTTTCTCTGAAGGTGTTACTACCTGAATTGAATCAGCAAGGATAAGCAAAGAGCCTCCCGAATCGTTGATTTCAAGCGTGTCGGCGGAATCGTTGATTTCTAGAAGAAATTCAGTCATCAGTTAACGCGTCTCACGGAGTGCGTGAATGGAAGAGATGTGAGTGTCTGACCTGACGAAAACACGACCTTCAAATATATCTTGTAGTTTCCCGGAACGGTTAATATGGTGTCATCTGAATCGGGCTGATCCCACGTTGCAAAATAATCAGACGCTACCTGTGCGGCGGTAATATTTGATGTAAGCGTGACAGAATCAGTCACGTCCCTGAAGACCAATATTGATAAAGCTGGCGAACCTGTGACTATGTCCAGTGGAATGTTAGAGTCAGTATCGGGATCATACACTTCTGCCTTTATCTTGATTTCTATGCCGGTGTCCCCGACGAGTGAGCTGGTCATGTTGTATCGCTCACCGATATCGAATTTAAGTTGATCGTGTCCTCGTGCCAGACTCCCCTCTCAGTCCCAGTGTTGACGATATAATCATCAGTACCGTTTACCTGCACAGAGCTCACTCCGTCATCAACTGATATCCTCCACAAGGTCTTGTTTGCGTCTGTCAGCTTGACACCTGATACGATGAATTCGCTTGTCCATTCCATGTTATCCAAAAAAATTGGTGTTCCCAGTTCCCCGTTAAATTTTGTTGTCAGCTCTGCCAGTATTGCATCGTATTTTGAATCGTCATCTGAATCTGCTGCCTTATTGAAATACAACATGGCATTCCATCCATACAGCCTCACGTGTCTTATTAATTCGTCTGCATGCAGCGGCTGCTTGTGCCACTGCGCCCCATTAGCTGACCTGCTTCTTTCGCGGAGGTATGGCATTTCCCTGATGTGTGGTGCACACCTCTGGTTGATTTTCAAGTCATTGACGTGAAGTCTTAATACGTTGAATGCCGTCTTGTCGTAGTTCCCGTTGTTCATGAAGCTTGGCGTATTAATTGATCCAAGGTTCTGCATCGTTCCGTACAGTACTGGACACTGAAAATCCCCACAAACTGCCTCATCTGGCATGACGTGGCCGTTTCCGTTTGGAGTTGACAGCTCAAGTGCCTGAAGTGCAAGTGGCTTGATTGCTGCGGAATACTGTACCACCGGAACATTTGGAAACACCTGATGGAACGGCTTGATCAGATACTTTGCTATTTCCATGTAGCCCCACCTTGCAGTTATTCCAGTGATATTTTTCACAGTTTGGGAGTTTAACGGTATAGTTGTCCCTTTCAAGTCCTGCAGCACGGTGCTGCCGAACCTGTCCTTTATCTCATTGAACCGCGGATCAGCATCGTACGCATCTAGTGCGTCGTCGATGTCGTCAGCATTGCCTAGCATCTTCCAGAAAAATATTGATGTTGGCACGTCCTCGATATCCATCACGAAAAAATCCAAGACGTCATCGCCTACGCCTCCGGCGTCCTTCAAGTCCTGAAAGTAGCTTTTCACGTTGCGCGCCACTGGCGGCCCCCCGCTGTCACAAAATGGAGTCCTGTATAGCTTTGAGTTAAAACTTGCCTTGTCAGAGTCATCATCAAACATTGAATCCCACGCGTTTGTCACGTCGATGCTCTGCAGCGTCATGCACCTGCGCCCCACAGGCCTGTTCAGTAATGCAGTTGCCCTGTTTGCAGCTGACTGATTCAGGAGAAGCACGTTGCCAACCATGTTGTTAGTGTAGCCTCCCGGGTTGTGCCGTGGTGTGAACCAACAAATCATCTGTGTGCTGTTGTCTGTCGTGTACGATGGAATGTTATCATACATGCTATTTGCTGCAGGGTTGAGAATGCCGGCCGGCCCCATAGTGACATCAAGCAGTGTTGTAGATGTCTTGTTTGAGTTAATTTTGTTCGTCACATTTTTTGTTATCGTTTTCTGTATTCCCTCAAGGAACCCACCGCCCGGGTAGAATGACTCTATCTTTGCGTCAACAAGTGACTCTTTCTTGACCATCAGTCAGCAAGATACTCCGTAAATTGTGATGATATCTTTCTTAGCATTACTGATGTTCCCGTGATTTTGTTGGCAAACACAGCGGTTCCCGTGATTTTGTTGGCAAACACAGCGGTTCCCGTGATTTTTTTCCGGAACAACTACTATCCTATTACTCCCGGCGCAAACGACCTGTTTGTGTCTGCCATGCTAGCCCCTCTTGTCTACTATCAATGATAATGTTACGCGTTGAATTGAAGTTACAGAGTCCACGTTATATCTTAGTATGTCACCTTTAGCTAAAGTTGTTGCCCATCCCGTCAGTGTGGTGTCCTCTGACTTTGTTGCACCTGAAACCGTCGGCACTGCACTTGCAGTAATGCTGTCCGCGTCTGTCGCGGGATAGTTTGCGTACGTGTCTTTCCAGATGTCAACTGCTATGCTGCCTGATTGATCTGCAAACATTCTGACTGATTTTATTACACAATCAAATGGTATTTCAATGTCTCCCTTTATTCCAGTTTCTATTACAGCCCCTCCACCATCAATTACAAATGGAATTCCTGCCTGCTCGGTAAAGTATTCTACCCCGGTTCCGGCAGCATCAGTTCGTATTCTCTGGTATGCATCGCCGTCGGCAAGCTTTGATACTGCTATCCCTGCACTGGCTGAAATGTCTGCGTTTACTATACTTCCCCATGACGCATCAGTGCCGTCTGATTTCAGTACAGTGTTTGCAGAACCTATGGCAAGTGCTGCCCATTCTGGTGTAGCATCACCGACTATCAGGTCTCCCCTTGCCACGGTATCAGTAGTTGAATCTGTGTGTGTTGCAGAAAGCAGGGCGTGTGATGATCCGCCGCCTTCGTCCTCCCACGATGGAAGACTTGACGATACTTTGAGTACCTGCCCGTTTGCGCCGATTGGGAGTCTTGTCCATGTGCCGGACCCATTCCTGTGAATCATGTCGCCGTTTGCCTCAGAGGCAATCACAAAGGTTCCTATGTCAACTGCGTTGCTTGAATCTGTAATCGTCTTGTTAGTTAATGTGTCTGTCGTGTCTTTTCCTATTATGTCGACATTTGAGTCTGGAAGAGTCGCAGTGTACACTGTTGAAGATGGATGTCCGGTTGCAAGTGCAAACTTGAATTTCTTTGTATCATCAATGTTATCAACAATCCAGGTCGATCCCTCACGAAAGCTTTTTCCTGATACAGTTATTGTGTTGGAAGCATCCAGCAGCGTGGTACCATTCCATAGCAAATTTTTATTGAATGACCCGCTTACGGATAATGCCACATCTAAAATGTCAGCTGGGTCTCTCCACGCTATTGTGTCAGATGACGCAAGGCGTATTTTCCCGGACTGTGCTGGAAGTGACGTATCTGTGAGTAGTGTGCCAACATTGTCAATCGTCTGCGAGTTAAAATCAACAGTTGCAGTCGGTACTGCCATCTGGTCAAGCCTGTTTGCCTGAACCCCGGTATCAAAGTCTGATATTGTTGTATGGGCCTGCGCACCAGTATGGTTTGCACGTGAAAGTGGGTCTGTGTCCAGGTCGGCTACCTGAAGCTGTGCACCGATGAACTTTGTTCCGTTGTCACGCAGATATTGACCAGCCGATGGCGCAGCCTGGTCTATTGTATTATCATCTACTGTAATCGTCTTGTTTGTCAGCGTTGATGTCCTGTCATTGCCATGATCAAGCAAGTCGCCTAATGTGTCCTGCCTTACCTCGGTGGTTGTAGCTTCTGACATGTCCTCAACTACAAGTATATCCGAGTCCGAAATCGACGGAAGTGTTGTCAGGTCACGCGGTCTCTTGTTTGACATTTTAACCTATATGTAGCTCGCTCTTGATGTCAACTATTGTCGTAAGCGCGGAATCTGTCTCAACTGACGGCCTGTACACAGCATTGCATTTTGCCTTTCCTTTTGGCGGGATTCTTTGCGGAATGCTATCTATTGAAACATCATCGTGTGTTTTGATATGCTTAATCGCAAGGATCGGCCATTTCTCTGACTCATTGTATAGATAGAATGTGATCTCTGACTTACTGCCTATCTCCGTGCGCGGAAAAAGAAACTGCCTTACCGGCGTTGTCAGTGATTCATCCTTGAATAATTTTAGTAATGATGGCAATGCTACAGCTTCCTTAGTGCCTCTACTATCTGCCGTCTTTGTTCATTTTTTAGTCTTTCTTTTTCAAGCTTGATTTTTCTTTCCTCTTCGTCAAGTGTCTCGGAATTGTTTCCAGTATTTGCAAGCCATTCGTTTGCGTCGTCTGGCATTAGCTCGTCTGGAAGATTTCCTGATACGGAACGGTTTGCGGTAAAGTTGAGCCTTGGGTCAGATGGCTGCGGATTCTGTGCCGCGTTGTTTCCCTGCCATGTTGCATCACTTGACTTTATGTCAAAGTCACGATTTGATGACGAGAATCCCGGATCATCATATGGTCTCTGTGCGACGTCCTGATTGTGCGTGTCAAAGTTTTGTTGCTGCATGCCAGGCGGGTATACGCTTGTATTGTTGTATTCATTTGATAATGACTGTGTGAATTCGTGTCGTAGACCGAGACCAGCATCTTCAAGTAACTGCCTTATCTCGACTGGATCCTGTATTGCGCCTGACTGAATTCCTATCTCTAGCATCTTCATGCTTTCTTCTGCCGGTACGTCCCGTTTTTGTATACGTCCAAAATTCAATTCGGGGTTTGCCTCCTTCCATGGTACTGATACTATCCCGCCTCCGTATTCTGGCACTATGATGCCTCCGTTCATTTCATACCAAGGCTGAAAAAGTTTCTCCTGTAGTTGTTTTGTAATTGCAAGTGGGAATGATGCTAATCCTAATTCGTCAAGCGCAGCAGATGTCTCGGCGTTTGCATACTGATGTGATGACTCGCTTCCCTGCTTGCCTGAAAAGTCATTCAGTGCCTTGAATATCTGACCCATTACGGTGTCCATGAACTGGGATGGATCATATGCCCTTGCATTTGTTCCAAGCTCCTGAACTTCGACCTTGTTGCCTACGACGATATCCTCTCCTGTGTCCAGGTCTGCCAGGTCACTTGATAATTGTAACCTTTCATCAGCTGATGCATCAGCTGCTACATACACGTTATGCGGTGAATATCTTCTTGCTGACAAGTGAGTGAGCATAGCCATTGAATATTTTCTGTCCATGAGTGAGGGCAGTTTCTTTTGCACTGTGCCGGTGGGGGTTAGATCCTCAAAGTCCTTTGATGCTACCAAGGCTGCCATGAATCCAGTGCCAAATGCTGAGGCATTAATTGGGTTCCATGATAAATGAATGATGTCTTCTGCGTTGTGGTATCCTTGATATTCCGAACCCCTGAATTCAAACTTGTAGGGAACACGGTTACGATCCCACCAGATACGGACAAATGACGATATAGGTATGTGCATAATGTCATCGCGGTTTCTAATCTGACTGATTCCCAGCCTGGCTTTCCATACCGAGTTTCCATACGCCAATAGTTCCTTGATCATGATGTTGTCCAGCCAGTCAAAATCAATGTCTTTTGAGAACTGCGTCATAGTATCCTGAATTTGCTCTATCTCTGACTTCCAGTAATGTTGTCCGCCTGTGATCAAGCTGGATAATCTATGCAGTCCGTGCTGAATATCCTCGTCTCTTTCAACAAAATAGACTTGCGTAGAATGTGGCACTACCGGTGTGTCAAACGTCTTTGAGGTGTAGCCCTCCCTGGAATAGTTTCCGACCATGGAGATCTCAGGCCCCCATACTGGTTGTGAGAATCCTGGGCTGTTGAATGCCTGAATCTCTGATAATGAAATTGAATTTGCCTGTTTGGGATTGCCAACGCGTTGACTGAACTGTCCTTGCTGACCTGCAAATATACGTGAAAATCCTAGTTTCAGACGGTTGGCAAAGCCCATTGTGTTTTGTTATATTGTTTGCTTAAAGGTGTTAATTATCAAATGAACAGTCATCATCATGGTCTTGCATCATACCGCCACATTCGGGGCATGTCCTACTCAATTGTGATCATGCTCTCAGTGTCTAATTGCTTCAGGCACTTGCCACCTTTTCCCCTTCTCTGTCGTGAGATGTAGTGCTCGGGATGAATTGTCTCTGCACAATCAAAGCAAAGCTGCCACTCAGTCCAGTTGTGGGCGTATGGGTTCTTTGATATTTTCTTGCAGCCTGTGTTATGTCTGTAGCCTAGGCAACGCATACCGCTAGAAATATGCGATACTCGCTATTTAACTCTTGTTTATCTTCTCTTTCTTACCCTTGATATGGTGAAATCGTCACCCTTATAGTTTTCTCCGGCCACAAAGCAGTATATCTGAGACATCATACTGTCAGGCGGGTGGGAGAATTCCTTTCTTACATTTTGCCTGCGATCCTCTACTGGAGTTTCTGGATTCTCTTCCAGGTCTTTTCTTGTTAATCTTGGCCACTCTGCAAGAATAAAGTCAATCTGATAATCAAGTTTTGCGGGTATGATGTACGCTGGTCTCTTCATTGATTCGTCTGTCGGGTGTTTCGGATGTGCAACATACTGTCCAAACAGGTCTATGAAATTTTGTATTATTGTTGTCTTATCTATCGTTATTTTTGCAAGTTCCCTGTTTCCCTCGTCTGTTACTTCTTCTGTGAACTGCGTGTAAGGTTTGGACGGGTCTCCTATTGTATTGCATCCCATGAACTTTCTTCTACCGAGTCCCTCAAATGACTGGTCCTTTGAATCCCTTCCGCCCTTCTGGATGAATGGTATCATGTCTTGACCGTGTCCCCAATCGCCTACCGAGAAATCACACCCAAACGCCCTGAATGTGTCGGCTATGTGCCTTGCCTTGTCCATGGGGTGATCAGACTGTGGTATCTTCTCTATGTGTGCAATCTGAGTTCTTCGTGACTTGCGCCAGAATATATTCACTGACAGCACGGTGGTTGGAGTAGTCGTTGAGCTTCCAAAATCCACACCACCAAGTACATGAATTTCATTTCCAAATGTCTGCTTTAACTCCCTTACCTCTGCAGGCGGCATTAATGAATAGTGCTGGTCCATGCAGTTTCTTATCATTTCTGGCGTGATTGGTCTTCTTTCTGCCTTGTAGTCCTCAGCTAATGTGTGTGATAGATAAATTGAGCGCGGAAAATGCTTTTCCTGGTATTCTATTGACAGCTCTGCCTGCACATGATAATCATTAATTGCTGATTCTATTGTCAGTGGTATTGTTGGAACTATTGTCTGCGATATGTGATAACCGCGATACTGTGTGTTTTCAGGCTTTTGTGCTACCCATCTGCCGGCAAGTATTGACTTTAGCTCCCTAGAATTGTTCGTTATATTTCCCTGTGAATCAAACTTTAGATAGCTTCTCCAGTCAGGATCATCATATATCCATTCCCTTTGATCTGTCCTATCCCATAATTTGACATAATCAGAGCCTTGCTCACCTCCAATGCCGAATCCATAGAATCTGCCGTGCGTCTGGGACAGTGTGTATAATGCCTTGTATAGGAACTCAACATCATGATACTGGAATTCATCGCACACAAGAAGATAGTTTGACTTTCCCTCGACTGCTTTGTATTCTCCCTCGTCTGTCATCAAATAGACTACCGACCCTATCTTAGTATTGATTTCTGTAACTGATGCACGTTCGTACGGCAGGAACTGTTTCAGAACAGGATTGGCAAGAAATGTCTCACGCCTGAGCCTTTGCTTTGAGAATGCTGATCTGTGCGCGTCATTGTCTGCAACATATGATACCTCTGAGCCTGCCATGGTAGTTGCTGCACATGCTATCAAGTCAGATGCAGTAGTTGTCTTGAATGTCTGTCGCGCACATTTCGCCATGATGTTTGGGTGGTTGTCTTCGTAAATATCCACCCAATAGGGGAAGAGATCAAAGTTACGCTTACGCCTGCCTATGCAGGGTCTGGCTTTGAATATCCACTGCATCGTGTTTTTTGGCAGTTCTGGCAGTACTATATCGTTACTTTGTATTGAATTAACGTATGCCTGAAGACGCGATGGCATTTTAACGGCCATGTGTCTCTGCATATTTCATATTCATTAATGTCGGGCCATCTCCTTGTATTACCCAGCGAGTGTTTATTACATCAATCAATTGTTTCATAATCTTTAGCTTCTCATCCGGATCAGTTGTTTTTGAGCGCATAGACTGTAACTCTAATTCTATATCCTGTAGCTGATCTATTGTCTTTTTTGTTTCAAATACATAGCCGTCGAGCGTATGACCCGAAAGCCACGTTTTTGCGTTTGTCCTCATCCAGTGCAGGTCGTTTTTTACCTTTGATACTGGTGCGCCTATCTGCTGTGCAATCTGCGTTGGTGATATCATTGACTTTGACAGACATAATGATACCTGCTCCCTTCTTTTTATAGTCTGAGCTGCTGTTCCCAATACAATTATAATCTGTTTGGTTGTTTTTATCACTTTCTTTTTGTTCTATTAATCGCACATTTTTCACCCAATTCACTGCACCAGCTGGATGATGGTATCGTTTCGGGCAGGCGAATTTTTTTAGTATCTTTACCTTGTATGAATATCTGTAACTGTATTTGTTATGTGTTTTCTTGCAGTTTTCCAGGCGAATAACCCCAAGGCACTGTTTGTTGTTAGTCAGCAATAGTAATGGCAAACCTAATTTTTTTGTCTTCCAATTGCGGTATTCATGTTTCTTTGAACCGTTTATTATTTTTCCTGCAAATGGCTGGCGTATAAACAATCCGTTCATTTTATCTTTGTTTCGTTGATTCTCTTCGCTATATTAATCCAGATTCCTTGAATTTTATCGTTTCATCATTCATAAGAATTGTATACATGTATAGTATATATACTCAGAGTGAGATCTTGACATTGTCATTAATATACAGTACGTATCCATATTTCATGATTGGTGATTTAAGCCTGTGAATCATCTGTCCTCTATCAGATTTATGATTCAGAAACTCGTCGACAGAAACCGCTCTTGTGACCCTGATATAGTACGAGTATGATTTTGCATGGAAATTCCTATAGTATGCCATGTACCCATATCCCTCAACGAACCTGACGCCTATTTTTCTCCAGGTCTCTTCTATCAATCTTGATGACGCACCAATGCCCCGGATGCTTGGATGTAGTACTATTCTTGATATTACCATTGTGTTTTTGTTCAGTACCTGCCCCCTCCTTCTCTGGCTACGAAATCCTGCCAGCAGTTTTCCCAGTACTGTCCTTTTGCGTGCCGCGAGCGCAAGTGCTGGCATTCCATATATAACTACTCCATACAGAATCTTGTTGTGATACAGTCCGAAACATCGTCTCTTACCGCCCGGTATTTTAGTATTGATGTAATGAAACTGTGCAAGCTTGTGATATTCCGAGGGGGAAACTTCCATTATCTTGAACTCGTCACGCAAAAACTTTTTGCTAACTTTTGTCAGATACTTCCACTCTTTCATGATATTCCTTGAAGATATTATAGTCCGCGTGCAGGTATTCAATGAGATCATCATGTGCCGAGGCAAGAATGAATGTGATTGCAAATGAATCCCGGAGCCTTGGTATGTTGTTTGCCACTGCTTTTGCTGACGTCCTGTCCAGTGTAGCGCAGAACTCGTCAAATATTATGATTCTATGTGCTGCCTTGCTCTTACTGAGTGTCATTATGCTGTGATACAGAATAAACCTGAATTTTTCACCGTCTGACAGCTCATCATACCTGGATATGAATTTCCATGCCTCACCGAGTCCGCAATTGGCAAGAATTGACAGCCTTTCATCCGATGGTGTGTCCGTGAAGAATTCTATCAATGGTTTGTTCTCAATGGACAGTTCCTGCCATTTTTCTATGTAGATTATGTGATGATCATCAGTATCCTTCAGCTGCCTGTGAATCTCTTTCAGTATTGATGACTTGCCGCTTCCAGAATATCCGCAGATGTAGTATATTTTCCCGTCATGTATTTCCAGATCAAAGTCTTTTACTACTGTGTTGTTTTTTATCGTGTCCAGTCCGAATGCATCGAGAATCTTTTGTGTATCCTTGTTTTTCACAAATTTTTGATCATATCTAATATCAATCTTCATGTGATTCGACCAGCTTAAGCAATGCAGTTTCCTTGTTTATGTCTAATGATTTTAGCTTTTGAAGTATGGTCTCATACTCCGTGATACTCGTAAACTCAAAGTTTATACGAAATTTTTCACCAATCACAATCTCATCTTCTATTGCCTGTTGCGGTTTGGAGTCTGAATCCACGGGAATCTTGAAATCATCAAGATTCATCTCAAAGGGCTCAATGTCAATGGGTTTCATTTCGCTGAGCAGTATCTCGACGTTTTGCTGTATCCAGTGGGATTCTGCAAGTAGGTTGTCACGTAGAACTATCTTGTGTTTTTCTGATTTTGTGAGATTGTATAGTGTTATTGCAGGTATTGTTTTTTCTCCCAGTTCTGTCATGGCCTGGACTCTTCCATGTCCAGCCAATATCTGGTTTTTTTCATCGATTATTATGGGATATGTATAGCCTATTTTTTTGTCTGCCATCATGCGCTTGAGATCATTAATTTGCTCTGGCGGATGCTCCTTCACATTTTTGGAGTATGGTTTGAGTCTGGATATGGGTACAAGTTTAGGCTTGTTTTTGTTTATCATATTATTCATTCTAATCTCCCTAGACATAATATACATATGTAAGTTAAATCAATTTAGATTAACTATGCCTCAAGTGGTATCAAATTTTTCACCAATCACAATCTCATCTTCTATTGCCTGTTCCGGTTTGGAGTCTGAATCCACGGGAATCTTGATGATTTCAAGATTTATCCAGGTCTGACGGCGGTCCGGGATGGTATATTGAGCCCTTGATCTCTACCTTGGTCATTCTATTGCATAAGTCATCAAGTTTTCTTTCTACCATTCTTTGGAATGAGTTTCTTTCCTTGAGTGTGAAAATTAGCAATGGTGTGGTTATTGCTACTACGAAAGACAGTACAGGAACGAGAAAATCATGGTATGCCATTTCAAAATGTGTGTGAAGTTATGATTTAAAAGAGTTTAAGTTGAAAAAAGGAGGTTATTGGGGCTCTGCCCTTCTGAAATAGAACTGTGTGACAAGTACCATCCCAGCTGACATTATTCCCAATAGCACCGTCAAAACTGGATTTTCCTGGGTCAGTCCCCTTTCTACGGAATAGAAGAGAAATGAAAAGTATCCCAACACGTAGATCAATGCGAGTATGTTCCTGATGTTCCAGAATTTTGATATTGCTGTCGGTTGTGTACTCATGAAATTGAGTTTAGTTGTTATGTTTAAAAGAGTATTGACGGCTCAGATTTCACTTTTTCTCCATACTGGATGTTGTACAATAAGCTTTATTGTCAGCCAGGCTTAGCTTGTGTGGCTCGACCTGCTGTAGAACTTCTTCATCGCCTGTATTTCATCGATTATATCGTTTAATATGAATGCTAGTCTCTGCTCGATTGGTGTCAGTGCCACGCCTCTGTATGAGTACTGTGTAGTTTTACCCTTGTGACCCTTATATGGTTTTAGTTGTATCTTTCTAGTCATATTTTATTCCTAAATCTTCAGTTGAACTAGAACCTGTTGTTGCAAACCATCCCGGTACAGTGTCATTGTATTCAGCTATACTATCATTATGTTTCGTATTTAGATTATTTTTGATCTCGTCAAGGTGTTTTTCTAGTTCAAGTAATCTCTTGTACTGTTTTGAGTTCCTGATTTTTTCAATCTCTTCCCTGGTTAGTGCCTTTGTATAGTTTTCAATGTTATCCATTTTTGAGTCCTCTTATCCTTTTGTGTATGATGAATTTTAGTATTTTGTATCTGAGCCAGTTGCGGAATAGTCTACTGCCGTATTTTTTCCTGATGTCGAGTATCTCCTGCGGTTTTAATTGCACTTCATCGTTGTAAAAGGGATACATGACGCATTTTCGGCAATCCTCAATATGGCGCAGTCCCAGCGAATGTCCTATTTCATGTATCAGTGTATGCACAATGTTGTATACCTTTACGTTTGATATCGAACCGTCGGGATTTGTTACAGGTGTTGAGCCTTCGGCGAGACCCCAAATGTAGTCGTCATTGAACACTATGATTCCTGAGACGTCGCCCTGTCCGGGAAAGTATGCATATGCTAGTGTGCCAGGCCGTTCGCGGAAAAGTTCGTCATGCTTTGACGTCCTGAATTCCAAAGTAATGTCAGGTGGATTGTTCGCATCAAATGGAATGTATTTTAGTTGCGATTTTATTTCAACATCCCACACGGTCATCGCCCAGTTCATTGCAAAGTGTTCAGGTTTTTCCCTTGGGATGTCCTCTGTACCTCTTATTACAGAATATGTTATGATATTATTTTCCCATTTATGGGGCCAGTCCTGAATCGATTCTGTCTCAAAGTCAGCCTCTAATGTAGCAGTGTTTCTGATTCTAGCCAGACATTTTACCAGTTTATTTTGTGATTTATCTTTCATGATTCATCCCTCATTTGATTGAAACTCTGTACTATGATATATTCTATCTGCTTTTTTCTGCTTCTGCCTTCTAGTTGTGCAGTTTCTTCTATTTTTCTGACGGTGTCAGCCTCAAGATCTATGTTGATTTTCATTCTAGATTTCAGCCTCCAGTACGGAATCAATGAGAACCAACCTTGAGTTTTTTCTTCCGCGTGGTGTCATGACCGTGCTTGTCACTTTATCGCATCTCATACAGTGAAATCTGACTCGTTGTCCTTCGTACCAGTTCATCTAGTTCTCAGCCTCTTCGATGATTTGAATTAAAATGTGGTCCGGGTGTCTCTTGTGGTGTCTTTCTGCCTTTTT